TCCTCCACTCTCTTGCTACCTCATTGCGGTCGCCGGCATCTACTCTCAACCAGTCGGCCATGAAAGCAGCAAGTAGCTTTACTTCGTGCTCTTCATCTGGCGCGAATACCTGCTTAATTGCCTGTACCAGTTTCCACTCAGCGTTCAGGCTGAGTTCCTGCGCACGTTGTGGGAGAACCTTCTTTTGGGTGCTGCACGTCAGCCCTACACGGCGAACTTTAAAGGCCGTCAATGGCCCTTACAAACCGGACAACTGGTAACCACAACGGCCGATTTGGGGCTGAAATTATGTGACCGGGAAGGGAAGCCGAGTAGTCGCCACGCCGTGGACAGGATGCTTGATGTTTTCGAGCGCGAAGGAATGATTTCTCGTTCTGGAGAGAAGCGAAAAGGCACTGTGATAACCATCACAAATTATGAGCAATATGCTCAAAAAATAGACGATTTGCCCGCGCAATTCCCCGCGCATAACGGCGAGCATTTCACCGCGCATGACGAAGCCAGTAGTGGCGCGGCTTGCGAGGGACATGCCGCGCATATACCCGCGCATAAGACCGCGCAATTCCCCGCGCATCATGAACAACAATATAATAACAACAATATAAATAATAAGATCTCTTCGTCTCGGAATTCTGAAGAATCCCGAAACGAGGCGACTCAAAAATTCCTCTCTCGTCACCCTGAAGCTGCTGACGGAATTTACACCCCGGCAGGTAAATCATGGGGAACTGCTGACGATCTCAAAGCTGCTCGCTGGATTCATTCTCTGCGCCTGACCGTCAATGCCAGCCTGAGCGAACCGAAATGGGTCGAATGGGCTAACACAATCCGCCTGATGCGCGTCCAGGACAAACGTACACACTTCGAGATTTGCGATCTGTTCAAGTGGGCCAACAAGGATGATTTCTGGAAAGACAACATCCTGAGCCCGTCAAGTCTGCGCAGGAAGTGGGACGACCTAACTACCAAGCGCCTGCGCAGCGGTGGACAGACAACGAAGACCAATGCGAAGGGCAAGGTCGATTTCAACAACACAGACTGGATCAACGGGGTGTTCGATGAAAAGTCTTTCTGAGCAGATGGTCAGCATAGACCGTGAAAATTTTGCGCGCATAGCACGCGGCATGCCTGAATTGCCGGATGCGCAGGACACGCCCGCCGAGCAGACCGCTGAAATCTTCAACGCGCTGTTTAGCGCCTTGCGTGCAGCATTCCCGGCCAGCGTTCATAGCTTCAGCGACCAGGCTGAGTTTGACGAACTGCGCCGCCAGTGGGCTTTGGCATTTCGTGAAAACGGGATTACCACCATGGAACAGGTGAACGCCGGGCTGCGCATTGCACGTCGCCAGGAACGCCCGTTCCTGCCGTCGCCAGGTCAGTTCATCGCATGGTGTCGGGAAGGTCATGGCGCCCTCGGTATCACCGTAGACGATGTCATGTCCGAATACTGGCGCTGGCGAAAGCTGGTTTTTCGCTACCCGACCAGTGAGCAATACCCGTGGAGCCAGCCCGTGCTCTATCACATTTGCCTTGAACTGCGCAGACGCGGTACTGACGGCCAGCTCAGCGAGAAAGAGCTTGTTCGCGTTGCTGGCGATATACTCCACGACTGGGAAATGCGTGTTCTCGATGGGAAACCAGTTCCACCAATACGTCGGGCACTTACCGCACCAGATCAGGATCGAGGCCCGACTCCGGCGCAGATGCTGATGGAAGAGTACCAACGCCGTAAAACGGCAGGTTTAACCAACTAATCGAGTATTGAACAATGATCAAAACATTAACTCAAAAAGAGCGGAAAAAAGCATGTTATACTAACATAAAGATAAAAGTGGGTATGTTTAACTATATGAAAGCTATAGATTTATTTGCGGGTGTTGGTGGGCTTAGTCTAGGTGCTGCAAGAGCAGGATTTGAAATAGCCGCCGCTGTTGAAATTGATTCGCACGCTATTGAAACACATCATGTTAACTTCCCAAATTCACGACACTTTATGGATGATGTTTCTTCCATTGATGGAATGGAATTATTAAAAAGTATTAATTTGGAATCACTAGATTGTTTAATTGGTGGTCCACCTTGCCAAGGATTCAGTAGCATTGGAAAAGGAAATGTTGATGACGTAAGGAATGAATTATATTTTCATTTCTTCAGGATTATTAATGAAATACAACCATTATGCTTTTTGGCTGAAAATGTACCGGGCATTATGAATGAAAAATATGATCCGATTAGAAATAAAGCACTGTCGTTAATCAAAGATGATTATTATATTTTGCCACCATTGAAAGTCAAAGCTTCTGATTATGGTGCACCTACAACAAGAACACGTATATTTTTCATAGGTTATAAAAAGACTCTAGGAAAAAACCTGCTGGATATAAAACAATTTCTCCCAAAGGAAGATGAACGCTTGATTACTGTAGGTGATGCGTTAGCCGGGATCAATTTTAATGTAGAACCAACTTGGCAGACTGATGCTGAGGCTTGGCATAAAGTAAAACGTCATTTCCATGGCTCTTTTTACAATAAATTGTGGGGTGAGATACCTTCTGGTGTTGGAGATAAAGAAACGCTTAACAAATTGAAAATGAATAAAGTTTCTGGATTTCTGGGTACGCTTCACAGCGAAGAAGTTCAGAAGCGTTATAACAATTTGCAATTTGGTGAAATTGATCTTATATCTAAATCTAAACGACTGGATCCTAATGGATTTTGCCCCACATTAAGGGCTGGCACAGGGAAGGAAAAAGGCAGTTTTCAAGCAGTTAGGCCTATTCATCCATACCAACCTCGTGTTATTAGCCCACGGGAAGCTGCTCGGCTTCAAGGTTTCCCTGATTGGTTCAAATTTCACCCAACAAAATGGCATAGTTTCAGGCAAATTGGTAACAGCGTTTGCCCTATAGTTGCTGAAGCAATGCTGTTACCATTAGCTGAGTTATGTAAAATGTTTACTCAGAATTGCACTTTAGAAAACCAGGGTATTGCTCTTTGATATTCAATAAAGGTTTTTAATTGATTTATTGTCTTGGGTTCTGTTTCAGAGAGATAGAACCCCATAGAATCAATGATTTCTTCAGGTGTACTATTTGGGAGTTTAGATTCAATTTCGAACCTTTCCTTCAAGGACATAGTAGGAATAGTAATATTTCGGGGCTTATCCCACGTTTTATCAATAAATGGCCAATGCTCCAAGCGAGACTTTTTGAAGAAACGATTTATTCTTGGTTCTTCGTTTTCGAGCAAAATTCCAGTGGCTGTGAGCATCGTTTGGCCATCAGCATAAATAAAAGATGATAATGGTTGCATAAATATATCAGACCTTGTGGACAGACCCATGTTTACTGCTTTACGTATTGCGTGTAGTAATGTTATTGGATAATTTTTTGAAGTCACATGCTCAGGCATTATTGGGTAGGGTGCATATCTATCCAATATGGCGCTTAAATTTGACGCACGAAATTCATGCGGAGTTGCAGAATAGGGTGCGTTGGGATCGCGGCCAAGCGTTTCTGCATGAGCGTTAACAGTAACTTTTAATATATCGTGAGCATTAAGTTTGTTGCAGAGTAGTTCTATCTCCCCTAATTGGTCGTTTAACATAGAGGGTAACGTATAGTCGAGCCATACGACATGCCGAGTTCTTTTTTTAAAGTTATAATTAGTAAGAAAATTTTGGCTCGTTTGTGGTTCTTTACCAATATCTATACAAGAGTTCGGCATATTGAATTTCTGCCGCTTATGTGTGTTTTCAACGATCTCAAGAGAAATCATTTTTTTTATTTTAAGTACGCTATGCATTACTTTAAAATCTTCGAGGAATGGCCCTCCAAAACCAGCATAAACATAATCTGAAATGTTTTTACAGTTATTGATCTTTCCTAATAGATCAATGAACAAATTGCGGTCAACAGCCTTATTATGTCTAAGATGGTAAGGTATGCTGTTTCCATTACTCATTTTCTAAAGCCTCTTTTAACATTTTATCAAATGTTTTACGCCCTACGTCAACAGCTGGTACATTCACATCATCGAATAAATACTCTGCTACTTGGTTGAACTCATCGATTTCAACGCTATATTTAATGAGTTTAGTTTTATTAATAACCTTTGGCAATGGGAGAGCGGGTTTGTATATTTTTCCTCCAAATGGTTTAGGGTTTGCTTTGAGTTGTTTTTTGGGAATCAGATTAATGAGTTCACTGGATGTTGCAGGAAGCGATTTATTACTCATCGATTTTATAGTGTTATTACTGTTACCGTAGGATTTCCATTTATTTGTGAAATTTATAAAGGTTTTAAGTCCTTCGCGCATATAATCTTTAACGGCTAAGTAAAGATCTGAATTACCATCAATACCGCGTTTCGTAGTGGTCACTGGTAATAAACTGGCATCATTCGAAGTGAATTTAACAACGCCTGCAATACCAATAAATTGTGTGTGATATGCAGGCACACCTGCTTCACCCCAGCCTGTTAATCTTGTTTTATCGGAATAGATAACAACTCGGTCATTACAGATGACAGTCCACCCAGCTTTTTCGCTTGATGTTTTAGATTCCAGATATTCTTCATCTTCATCATCTGTTGTTAGATCTCGATAAAAACCGACTGATAACTCTATATTCACACCATTTATATCATTTGTGTAAACGTAAGGTGTTATTCCATCTCCATCTTTAAAAGCATTTTCATTATAAAGGAGAGTTGTGAGATTAGGTTTAATCTCTTGGCCATTTAAACTAATTTTAAAACCTTTTTTTATTACTATTGCAAAGTGATTTGATATTACGTTCATTAGGTCTGATTGGAAAACGTACTTGTCTCCTAATAATTTAGATATCCCATCTCTTATTTGAGTTATTTCAATCCTAGTACCATTATGATTTAATCCGGTGGCTTTATGTGTTAATGGTAGGTACCAGTCGTTATCATTTGTTAGCCAATCAGGACGAATCTCGACTTCATACTCATCTTCGTCTGTTTTTGTCGAAACAACAGAATGAGAGCCCATTTTAAACATTGCCCTTTTCATCCCGATGCCATAAACACCTATGGTTGGAACTTTTCTTTCTTTACCGAAGTTAGTGTTCCCTAATCGAAATGCTTCTTTTTCGGCCCGTTCCGCAGATATTCCGCCGCAATTATCTTCGATGATAAATTTATCCTTGTCCATTATCAAATTTGTGTAGAAACCGCTATATTTTTTATCTTTGGTAGAAGGATTGCTTGATATTGACCGCATTGCTCCGTCGAGGCAGTTATCCACAAGATCAAGGATTGCATCTGTAAGTTCAATATCGCGAGTTAGCATATCCACAAAAAACTTTTTTGCAGGTGAAGCATTCACTGGATTGTTGTTCAATTTCATTTCCTTAGTAGATAATTGAGACATCACTGCTTAATAATACATTACAAGTAATGCGGCTTCATAGCCAAAAAAAAATTTCTTGTGATAACACGTATCCGTTCAATTACGAATTGCTAAGTCATTGAAATTGATGGGATTTGTTTTATTAAGGGCTAATTATAACGCTCCGTAACTATTGCTGTGGATTCTTTCAACTTCGGGATTGGGCTTGATGTTGTATGTATATTTATACAGCCTGTAAATTTTCTCTAATTCTGTCCAAACAGTCTTCTTCACAGCATCTCTTATTATTTTCAAACACGTAAGAAACATAATCTTAGAATTTTATTTGTGATTTAAATCTATTACTAAATTATAATTTTAACAATTCGTGCTGTTAAACCGTTGATCAACCACACTCATAGGTGTACTGTATATGTATACAGTTTAATGCGCGGAGGCAATAATGAAAGTTGAATTAACCATTGATCGCACAAAGAAACTTCCAGATGGAGCAATGCCGGCGCTGGAAAAAGAACTGCTAAAACGGCTCCGGAATCAGTTCGAGGATTGCAGTCTGGTTGTTCGTCGTGCTGGTTCGGATGGGTTAAGCGTTTATGGTGGGGCAAAGGAAGCGAAGAAGACGGTTGAAGGTATCCTTCAGGAAACCTGGGAAAGTGCAGACGACTGGTTCTATTAAGGGTGTTCTCAGGGGTAGCGCGCATTTTCAGAATACCGCAATTTGCGAATCCCATTGATGCTGCTGCCGACAATTTCTAATCGCGTCTGTATGTCGCTCAGGGGGATTCAGTGGAGGGTGTAGTTCAGTCAGATCTGCGAGTGACCATAACCGATGGGAAAGGAAGGGAGTTGCTGTCCTTCAAGTTGGGTGCGGAAGAGCGCTATATAATTTCCACCAAAGATAGCTCCATAACTCACAGAAAACTAAGCAGGGACGATCGTTACTGGTCCAAAGAAACCATTATGGAAGTTGTAAGGGAAATGGCTTCTAAAAATTGACTTGTCACTACGTACGCAATCATAATTCTTGAGCTGGCCTGAACAACCAGCAACCTGACCGCGATGCGCCACGGAGTGAACACCATGGCGCAGTTACAATTCATTAAGCAGTCCTCAGGGATCCTGATCCCGGCTACGCCGGAGACCAGCGATTTGCTGCAATCAAAAATCAAGCTCGGCGCCGTGCTGGTGGCCGACTTCAAACAGGTACGCAATCCTGCGTTTCATCGCCGCTTCTTCGCTTTGCTGAATCTGGGCTTCGAATACTGGGAGCCTACCGGCGGGGCAATCTCCTCCAATGAGCGCAAGCTGGTTACCGGCTACGCCAAGTTCCTGGCTTCCTATGGCGGAAACGAAGGCGCACTGCTCGATGCCGCTGAGCACTATCTTGAGCAGGTTGCGAGCCGCCGTGTAACAAACGGGATCAGTCTCTGTAAATCCTTCGATGCATACCGCGCCTGGGTGACGATTCAGGCCGGGCATTACGACGCCATAAAGCTTCCAGATGGCACCCTTCAGAAACATCCTCGCAGCATCTCATTCGCGAACATGGACGAAATCGAGTTCCAGCAGCTGTACAAAGCCGCGCTCGATGTCCTCTGGCGTTGGATATTGTCAAAAGCGTTCAGAGACCAGGGCGAGGCGGAGAACGCCGCTGCGCAGCTCATGAGCTTTGCGGGGTGACGGGAATGAAGAAGACCTGGTTCCATCATACCGATTGCACAACCCAGCAGGCCGAAGAACTCATGGCGGAATACCAGCGCCGCGGCGTGAAGGTAGAGCGCAACCTGAACTCCGATTATCTCACCTGGACCGTCAGCGCCCGGCTGCCTGAAGGCAATAAACCACCGCGTATAAATCGCCGGTGGCAAAACCGGATATGGGGGTGAGCATGGCTATTTATCGCAGCAAAAAATGGCTCGCCGCCGTCGGGCAGATCGAGCGTTGTGTTCTTTGTGGAGCATGGGGGACGCAGGTGGCACACCGGAATGAAGGGAAAGGCATGGGATTAAAAACCGATGATTGTGCGACAGCTGCGCTCTGCATTTGCTGTCATGACAGCATTGATAACGGGAATAAGCTGAACAGGGAGGAGCGTCGGCAGCTTATGGACCGCGCGATTGTTCTGACAGTGATTGAAGTTGCCCGCCGCGGGCTGGTGGTGCCCGCATGAAAATGTACGAAATTACGCCGATTGGCAAGCCCCGAATGACTCAGCGTGATCGATGGCATAAACGGCCAGCAACAGCAGCGTACTGGGCATACAAAGAACAGGTCCGGTTGCTTGGCATCCGTCTGCCTGAGTCCGGATATCACATCACGTTCGTCATCCCCATGCCGAAGAGCTGGAGTAAGACAAAGCGGGCGCAATATGTCGGCCAGCCTCACCAACAAAAGCCTGACAAAGACAATCTGGAAAAAGCTCTACTGGATGCAGTGTTTGACGAGGATAGCCATGTCTGGGACGGACGGGTTACCAAAATCTGGGGAGAAACCGGGCAAATCATCATAGAGGAGGCCAGATGAAGCCAGAAACGCTTGAGATACTTCGTGCGAGCTGGCAGCGCCTTCGCATTTACCGCTACCGGGGATCGGTGCTGGTGGATTACCGCATTCTTCGTAATTTTCTTCGTATCTACCATTCAGCAGGAGCAGCCTAATGAACCTCGAAAACACCGTGAAATACCACTTCGCCAAGTCGACGCTTATTAGCGACTCTCCGCGCGCCACTGGTTCAGATTCACTGACCGGGACGGATGTCATGGCGGCCATGGGCATGACCCAGGAACGCGCCGCCATGGGATACAGTGCCTTCCTCGGCAAGATGGGCATCAGTTACAACGATCGGGCGAGGGCGATTGAGCTTCTGGCGGAGTATGCACTGACAAAATGCGATAGCGTAGCGGCGCTGCGCAAGCTTGACTCCAGTGTTAAGCCGCTGGTGATGCGCCAGCTGGCCGCCTTCGCTTTTGAGGACTATTCCCGCAGTGCTGCCAGCGAGAAGCAGTGCGATTGCTGCTCCGGTCAGGGATTCATTGAGGCTGATGTCTTCACCATGAAATCGCACTACACCATGAGGCTCCCGCAGTGGGCAAAAGACCTTAAGCAGTCGCCAAGTGATTTCGAAGTTAAACGCCAAGGGAAAGAGGTGGCGCGGGTTCTGTGTTCGGCCTGCAAAGGTAAGAAAGTTGTCAGCTGCGCCTGTAAAGACTGCCACGGGCGCGGTAAAGCAGTGAATCAGGAACTCACTGAAAAACAGGGCGTGCCGGTTCTGGCTGACTGCAAGCGTTGCGGCGGACGCGGGTATGAGCGAATTCCATCAACTGAGGCTTACGCCGCGGTGTGCCAGATAACGGATACAATCAGCCTGGATACCTGGAAGAAGTCTGTTAAGTCCTTTTACAATCAGCTAATCACTAAATTTGACATCGAAGAGGCATGGGCCGATGCGCAGTTGAAGCAGATAACAAAATAGGGTGTTATTTTATCGTGAGCTATTTACTTTTCCCGAATCTGTGGTAATTTTGCTCTAACGATGGGTTATTGCATTCGTTTAAAGCCCTGCGGTTAACCCCGTAGGGCTTTTTTATACCTTCTTAAACGCCCTTGTACACCAGCTAGGAACTCATTTAACTATTTTTTAACTAAAATAGCTTTACCATCTTCAAGGGATTCAACCTTATATTTCCTTAAGTTTTTAATCGCCGTTAAGGATCCTGCGCCCGTTACAATTGCAATTGCTGCGGTAGTTGCTGGTAATCCAATGCTGGCAACAGCTGCCGGTGCAGCAATTAATGATAAAGTTGAGCTAGTTCCTCCCGTCGCAGGCGTCATAACAAATGCAGCGTATGCGATGCTAATTGCGCCGATAGCAATAGCCCATGAAACCGCGCCACTGGCCACGATTTTTACCGTTCCCTTGGTTATATCACCAGTGACTTCAATTTTGTTTGAATCACAGGCTATTGCTTTTGCAAGATCTTTGTACGTAGATACTGTCTGCATAAAATTTCCCAGATTAAATGTTCATATCATTATCGGTAGAACACACCCTCAGCTTTAGTCATTACGGCTAATCATCTTCAAACATTCAACACCCGCAGCATCGCGAGGTGAGAGCATGTATCGCATGGACAAAATAACCACAGGTGCTGCATATGGCGCTTCAGCCGGGAGCATTCTAAACGGCATGCTGAATGCCTACAGTCCCGAGCAGTGGAACGCGATTGGCGTGCTGGTGGGCATCATCATCGCCGTACTCACGTACCTAACAAATCTCTACTTCAAAATCCGCGAAGACAACCACCGCAACAGGAGGCGTGATGAACCCGACACTCAGAAATAAGCTGGTGGGCGCCATTGTTGGCGGATCAGGTGCAATTTCTATAGCAGCAGTCATGCTGGGTAATGCAGATGGACTGGAAGGTCGTCGCTATTACGCCTATCAGGATGTCGTTGGTGTCTGGACTGTTTGCGATGGGCACACCGGTACCGATATTCGCCGCGGTCACCGCTACACCGATAAAGAGTGTGACAACCTGCTGAAGGCAGATCTGCGAAAGGTGGCAAACGCCATCGACCCGCTGATCAAGGTTCTCATCCCTGAGCCTACCCGTGCTGCGCTTTACTCATTCACCTATAACGTTGGCTCTGGTGCTTTCGCCAGCTCCACGCTGCTTAAGAAGCTGAACTCCGGTGATATGCCGGGAGCCTGCAAGGAACTGGAGCGCTGGACGTATGCTGGTGGTAAGCAGTGGAAAGGTCTGGTATCCCGCCGGGAGATTGAGCGCGAAGTTTGCGAGTGGGGCCAGAAATGAGTCGGTTAACAGTCTTCATCTGCGCTGTCGTTTTCTGTCTGCTGGTTTCCATGGCATGGGAAATTAATCACTATCGCGGCAACGCCATTACCTACAAAGACCAGCGCAACAAGGCTACTGAACAGCTAAGCCTGGCGAACGCCACCATCAAAGACATGCAGGCCCGCCAGCGTGACTCAGCGGCGATGGATGCAAAATACACAAAGGAGCTAATTGATGCTCAAGCTGAAAATGACGCTCTTAAGCGTAAGCTTGATAGCGGTGACAGGGTGCTCGTCAAAGGAAAGTGTCCAGTGCCATCCTCAACCAAATCCGCCAGCACCACCGGCGTGGGCCATGATGCCGCCGTCGAACTCTCTGATGTTGCTGGACGAAACGTTCTCGCTATCCGATCCGGAATCCTTAGTGACCAAACCAAAGTGAGATATCTCCAGCAGTACATTATTGAGCAGTGTTTGAGGTAGAATAAGGTTCTGACAAACTTAAAGACAGACTCGAATGGACTACTTCCACATAGCTGATAAGAAAAGGCGACCTTGGTCAACGCATGAACCATTGAAGACTGGTGATGTTATAACTACATCTGAGAACAATCCCTACTTCAATTATTACTTAACATCGAACTACCCCACAGAAACAGTTAAATTTCAGGATGGTCAGCGACAGTTAAGTCGCATGTATGTTTTACAAGAAATTAAAGAAAATAGAATGAACAACCCCGATTCTCAGTATGTTGCTAAAATGGGGTTCGAGACCGCCAGATACTTTAGTAACTACGTGCGGGAACTTATCTGGGAAAATGTGCGCAAGTCAGAGTTTAACGATTTGCCCTCCAGGCAAAAATGTATTTGGCTGGCTCAAGGTGAAGACAATTTACAGTTTTGGCTAAGTCGCATCGGTAAATCTTCGAAAGATATTAACGTGTTCAAAGTTGTTCCCAGCGGTATTTTACACTCAGCCGATGAAGAGTTATTGCTGACCGATATAGAGCCCTATGACGAAACACTGATTAAAGCAAGGCAGTACTGGAGCGGTATTATTACCAATCAGAATTCGAAAGAAGTGTTGTTTGAGGGTAGTTTGAAGATTGGGGAGCTCATTTCTTAACCGCCTCCGGGCGGTTTTTTATTGCCATCACCATGGGCAGACATTGAAATGACAATATCCCCGCAAGCGGATAAAGAGGCTCTCAATGTCCGGCCTCTACTAAATCACGCTAACCAGCAAAACAGGCGAAACCTTCACGTGCAAGATACGAATGGATCTTTGGAGCATCACAACAATAAGATTAGAGCGATTGCCTCATAAACCATATCACTTTGTATTAATACACTCTAATCTCAAGACATGATTACGAATAAAAGTTGTATTTAATCACACCAAGAATAATTGGAATTACTTTTATAATTCCTGAGCAGATGTTTTTCTGAAGTCCTGATGGATAATTCCAAAAATCTATTACTGCGCTTACACCTGCCCAAGTAAACCCCATAAAAACAAAAGAAGTGGTGGTGTCTTTGCACAACATTGATAAAAGCGTTCCAATAAAGGATGTAACAACTATACATCCAAAAAACAAATTTTTTTTAAGCCCCTGAAATTCCTCATTTGTTTTTTTGGCAGACTCTTTCTCCTTAATAACTGACAGGATTACTTCACGAATTTTTTTATCGCTTAAAAGCTGTTCTTGAACTTCATCATCTTTCATTGTTAATAATAACCTATGTAAACATTTAAGGGGGTGTAGCAAGCTGTGCTTTTAGTCTATCGCCATTCCATGAAAAAACTTTAGTAAAAAGGTAAATTAAATGATCAAGCCGGACTGGGGCGTGCTTCAGCAACGGTTCCTGTCCGACCATGTCGCAACCGGCGTATCACCAAAGGAATGGTGCGAAGCGCAGGGACTGAATTACGCTACAGCTCGTCGATATATAAAAAAATCTTCTGCGCAAAAAACTGCGCAGAAAAAAATGCGCACTGCGCAGAAAGATAGAAGCGCAGAGGAGCTGGTGGATGATGATGGACTTACCGCTCAGCAGCGCTTATTTGTCGCGGAGTACCTGAAGGACAGCAACGCCACGGCAGCCGCCGCACGCGCTGGATATAGCGACCCAAACTACGGTCGTCAGCTCATAACGAATCCTAACGTTGCGCAGGCCATTGCGCAGCAGCAGAAAGCCTCCATTGCGCGCACTCTCGGGAGTGCCGATGAAGTCCTCGCGCAGATGTGGCAGCTCGCCACCTTCGATGCAAACCAACTCTCACAATACCGCCGCGGCGCGTGTCGTTACTGCTGGGGATTCGGCCACCAGTACCAGTGGCGCGATATGGTGGAATTCGAAGAGAAGCGCCTCGAAGCTACAGAACGCGATAAGCGTGAGCCAGTCGATGTTGGAGGTTACGGCTACGATCACACCCGAGAACCTAACCCAGGCTGTCCGCGCTGCAACGGCGATGGTATAGGTCAGCCGTATTTCGCCGACACCCGGAAACTCTCCCCTGTTGCTGCTCTGGCTTATTCCGGTGTGAAGCTGGGGAAGAATGGCGTCGAGATAACCGCTATCAGCCGTGAGCGAATGTTTGAAGCGGTAATGAAGCGGCTTGGCCTGGCGGATAGCGAGTTCGCTCAACGTCTCCAGCAAATCGAAATCGACCGCCGGCAGCTGGAGGTTGAGAAACTCCGCAAAGAACTGGCCGGTGATGGTGATGGTGATGAACCGACCCCAGTGCAGATCAATATCAACGTAGTGGACGCGAGGGCGGAAGATGGGGATCAGCCCGACACTTAACATTCCTCAGGCGCGTTTCCTCGCGATGCAGCACAAATTCAAAGCCTACGTTGCCGGGTTCGGTTCCGGTAAGACGTGGGTTGGTTGTGGCGGCATCTGTAAGGGGATGTGGGAGCACCCTAAAATCAACCAGGGTTATTTCGCGCCGACGTACCCGCAGATCCGTGACATCTTCTACCCGACGATTGAAGAGGTGGCCTTTGACTGGGGCCTGAGCGTCAAAATCAATGAGGGGAACAAAGAGGTTCACTTCTACGAGGGGCGACGGTACCGCGGGACAACAATCTGCCGCTCGATGGAGAAGCCAGGCTCGATAGTTGGTTTCAAAATCGGTAATGCGATGGTGGATGAACTGGACGTCATGGCGGCTGCCAAAGCGCAGCAGGCCTGGCGAAAAATCATCGCCCGTATGCGTTACAAAGTCGACGGGTTGCGTAACGGCATCGATGTAACGACTACGCCGGAGGGCTTCAAGTTCGTCTAGTGTGGAAGCTGGATCGCCTCGGGCGAAGCATGCGAAATTTAGTTCTGCTGGTGGACGAACTCCGGCAGCGCGGCATTCACTTCAAAAGTCTTACGGATAGCATCGACACTTCCAGCCCAATGGGGCGTTTCATATTCCACATCATGTCAGCCCTGGCCGAGATGGAGAGGGAGTTAATCGTGGAACGTACCAGGGCAGGATTAGCGGCAGCGCGTGAGAAGGGGCGCATAGGAGGCAGACGACCAAAGCTAACACCGGAGCAATGGGCGCAGGCTGGCAGGTTGATTTCAAACGGCGTGGACAGAAAGCAGGTGGCAATTATCTATGATGTTGCTGTCTGTACGCTTTATAAAAAATTCCCTGCATCCAAACCGGCTTAAATTTGTGCATCTGGGATTTCAGTCGGAAAATTTACAAAAATAATAATTCGAAGCCTGATAGAAACTTAGAAACGAAGCGGTGAAGCTTTAAACAGTCGCTACGACTAAGGTGTATTGCGCGCTGACAGAAACGAAACTACTGTATATAAAAACAGTATTTGAGGTATGCGTAATGGAATTTATCAGGCCTACTGAACTGCGAGAAATTATCGCGATCCCACTATACAGCGATTTGGTGCAATGTGGTTTTCCCAGCCCCGCAGCTGATTATGTAGAGCAGCGTATTGATCTTAATGAGTTGCTTGTTTCCCATCCCAGCTCAACGTATTTCGTTAAAGCCGCAGGGGATTCGATGATCGAAGCCGGGATAAGCGACGGTGATCTGCTGGTGGTTGATAGCTCACGGACTGCTGAACACGGAGATATTGTCATTGCGGCTGTGGATGGGGAATTTACTGTTAAACGTCTTCAACTGCGTCCAACTGTTCAGCTCAATCCGATGAACGGTGCTTACAGCCCGATTGTGGTAGGCAGCGAAGATACGCTGGATGTTTTCGGCGTAGTTACTTTCATTGTTAAATCGGCCAGCTGATATGTTTGCGCTCTGTGATGTGAATTCATTCTACGCATCATGCGAGACAGTGTTCAGGCCCGATTTGAGAGGGCGGCCGGTGGTTGTTCTTTCGAATAATGACGGCTGCGTCATAGCGCGCAGCGCCGAGGCCAAAGCTGCTGGAATTACCATGGGAGAGCCTTTCTTCAAGCAAAAGGACCTATTCCGGCGCGCTGGCGTTGTTTGCTTCAGCAGCAACTATGAGCTCTATGCTGATATGTCGAACCGGGTAATGACTACGCTCGAGGAAATGAGCCCCCGCGTCGAAATTTACAGTATCGACGAAGCTTTTTGCGACCTGACAGGTGTCCGCAACTGCCGGGACCTGACGGAGTTTGGCAAAGAGATTCGCGCTACGGTTCTGAAGCGCACGCACCTTACCGTTGGCGTTGGCATCGCGCAGACGAAAACCCTCGCTAAGCTGGCGAATCACGCTGCCAAGAAATGGCAGCGCCAGACTGGAGGGGTGGTTGATTTGTCCAATATCGAGCGCCAGCGCAGATTACTGGCTATCGTCCCGGTAGAGGATGTATGGGGGGTTGGCAGGCGAATCAGCAAGAAACTCAACGCCATGGGCATCAAAACGGCTCTGGACCTCTCTGAACAAAGCACGTGGATTATCCGTAAACACTTTAACGTAGTACTCGAGCGAACGGTCCGAGAGTTGCGCGGCGAGCCATGCCTCGATCTGGAAGAGTTCGCACCAGCAAAGCAGGAAATTGTCTGTAGTCGGTCATTCGGCGAACGCGTTACTGAGTATGAACAGATGCGCCAGGCGATTTGCAGTTATGCGGCCCGTGGATCTGAAAAGCTACGCGGTGAGCACCAGTACTGCCGTTTTATCTCCGCTTTCGTCAAGACATCACCTTTTGCCCTTAATGAGCCGTATTACGGAAACAGCGCATCGTTAAGGCTGCTCACGCCAACTCAGGACAGCAGAGACATCATCAACGCCGCGGTAAAGTGTCTGGACAAAATATGGAAGGACGGTCACCGGTACCAGAAAGCGGGCGTCATGCTGGGTGACTTCTTCAGCCAGGGCGTGGCCCAGCTCAATCTGTTCGACGACAGTGCGCCTCGAGCTGGTAGCGAGAAGTTAATGGAAGTGCTGGATCACCTGAATGCAAAGGACGGAAAGGGAACGCTCTACTTTGCCGGGCAGGGAATACAGCAGCAGTGGCAAATGAAGCGAGAAATGCTGTCGCCTCGATATACCACGAGATATTCAGATTTGCTTAGAGTCCGATAAATTTTCTTGATGTCTTGGTCCGCTTTATTCCAGAAGGGGACGAAGAATTGCTATTGCAAAAAAATTAGTAGTTGAAAAGATGGCAGAATGAAGGAAGAATGTGCCAATATTGCTGAGGTTTAAAGGGATTTAGGGGCAAGATATGGGATTGTCTAATACAGTACAGAAAATCGTTATATCAACCATTGCGTTCAGCCTGGTCGCGGGATGTGCGCCGTTGCATCCTTCTGACTGCCATAAGACCACAGCTACGGGTAATTGCAGTTCAGGACGCTGGGATGATCAGGATGAATGGGGTAAGCAAGCTCGGGCAATCAGGGCGGCAATAAATGACAAACTTGATGAGCCTCAGAAATGGAAGGGAAAAAAATGCAGGTTGCATATTGAATTTGCTCAGGATGGCACGGCTTTAAAAATATCAACCAGCAATGGTAATAAAGCCTATTGCGAAGCGATTGAATCAGCAGCCCATAAAGCTAAATTCCCGGCCTTCAACAATCCGGAAGTCTACAGAGATTTTCAAAAATCCGGCTTTAATATGGGCGGATAGCAAGGCGATGCCTATCTAAATGTTCACTTCTCGCTCATTTAGAACGCGCCTGGTTTCTTTAACTTTTTATTGTGCTGCCTCGATTAGTTCCTGCCCCTGGTTTTTAACATTCCCCACGGCACGCGTAACGGCGTGCCAGATAAACTTGTCGGCGGGAACTGTTCCGTCGGCAATTATCTCCTCGGCTTCCTTCCCGCCAACATCCTGACGCATCCACGCCCGGGCGGCTTCTGGTGACAAAACAAGAGGACTGCGGTCGTGAATGTCGACCAGACCTTTGTCAGCAGCAGATGTCACGATCAGAAAGCCCTCAGCTTCATCGCCGCGTTCAAAAGGCGTGCTGCCGATCGCCGCCATGAATATTGGATGCCCGTCGGCCCGGTGAATGAAGTAGGGTTGTTTCTTGTCGCCTTCCTTCTTCCATTCGAACCATCCATCCGCAAAACAGATCGCCCGGCCATGCTGCCACAGAGGTTTAAACATTCTGCTGGTGGCCGCGGTTTCGACGCGCGCGTTTATCAGGGGTGCTTTATCCCACCACCCGGGCGCGTAGCCCCAGAACACCGGATCGAGATGTAACTGCTCATCGCGTTCGCTCAGCAGCAGCACTTTGGTGCCGGGCGCCACGTTGTACCGGCTAATAGGTTCCGGGTCATATGCAATGTCGCGATCGCCTTCATCGGCAAGGTAGGCCAGATATTCTTCACGGGTTTGTGCTTGTGCAAAACGTCCACACATTGAAACCTCCAGTCAGTCAGACTGAAAGTATAGAGCAGGGAGAAAAAGTAGCGCGCGCTGGTTAAGTCTTACAATCGGATCGGTGGGGATTATGGTGACGGCAGTGGCGGGAGTAAAGCGGCATGTTGCAAAATTGGAAAGAGCTACGCAAAACAAGATAGGATTTGGGGGCAAGTTTGGGGGCAAAAGAGACGTTGGGGGCATGAAAAGGGGCAAGATGTTTTCCGTAATTCTCTAACATTCTCCGATAGTGATGAAGCTAATTGATTGGTTTTCATGTAAAATCATGAATGCTAAAAGAATTATGGGTTCAGGCTTTTATCTGGCTACTATTAAAAGCTGGACGTTAAAACACAACCTGTAAGTCAACCTGAGGGAATGCTATGCAGTCTGATATTCTGAATACCGAAGTGACGACCATTGACGGCGAGAAAACCACGCTGGAAGGCTACAAGGGCAAGGTGCTGCTCATCGTGAACGTGGCGTCGAAATGTGGCCTTACGCCGCAGTATGAACAGCTGGAAAACATTCATAAAGCCTGGGAAAAAGACGGCTTTACCGTACTCGGCTTCCCGTGCAACCAGTTCCTGGGCCAGGAGCCGGGTAGCGAAGAGGAGATTAAGACCTTTTGCAGCACAACCTATGGCGTGACGTTCCCGATGTTCAGCAAAATTGACGTGAACGGTGAAAATCGTCATCCGCTGTATGCCAAACTGGTGGCCGCGGCGCCGACCGCCGTTGCGCCTGAAGAGAGTGGTTTCTATGAGCGTATGGCAAGTAAAGGCCGCGCGCCGCTCTATCCGGACGATATTCTGTGGAACTTCGAAAAATTCCTGATTGGCCGTGACGGTGAGGTCGTGCAGCGTTTTTCGCCTGACATGACGCCTGAAGATCCTATCGTGATGGAATCAATCAAGCTGGCGCTGGCGAAATAATGACGCTGCTGATGCAGCTCACGGACGTTGCCGGGAAGGGACGTCTTGAGCCTGTGACTGCCGCAGTCAACGCAGGTGAAATCCTTCACCTGGTTGGGCCAAACGGCGCCGGAAAAAGCACGCTGCTGGCGCGTATGGCGGGGCTGACCACCGGGGAAGGAAAGATTACCTTTCTCGGGCAATCGCTCGTCGACTGGCTACCCGCTACACTTGCCTCCCGTCGAAGCTATCTGGTTCAGCAGCAGGTTCCGCCCTTTGCGATGCCCGTCTGGCACTACCTGACGCTGCATCTGCCTGACAAAAATCAGGTGGGATTGCTCAACGAGGTTGCTGCGGCACTCGGGTTAGACGATAAGCTCAACCGGCAGGCAAATCAGCTTTCCGGCGGCGAGTGGCAGCGCGTGCGTCTGGCTGCCGTTATCCTTCAGATCCATCCGGCGGGAAATCCTCACGGGCGGTTGCTGCTGCTGGACGAGCCGATGAGTGGGCTGGACGTTGCCCAGCAGGCAGCGCTGGATACCCTGCTCAGCGCGCTGTGTCGCAAGGGGATTGCCATCGTGATGAGCAGCCATGATTTAAACCATACGTTGCGCCACGCGCATCGGGTGTGGTTGCTGGCGCGTGGCAAGCTGATTGCCAGCGGAACGCGCGACAGCGTGCTGACGGCCGCCAATCTTGCGAGCGCTTACCACATGTCGTTCCGGAGGCTGGATATTGAAGGCCACAAGATGCTCATTTCCACGGCGCAGGAATAACCTTTCTTGCACAGCTGCATAGATGCACGCTAAATTACCGAAAGAACAAAAAAAGCAGAGGATTCGTCTGAAATGCGATTCTGGTTTCTCCTTGTTGCGGCGCTCTTTCTTGCAGGATGCAGCAGCCATCGTGCACCTCCGCCCAACCCACGGCTTTCCGATTCCATTACGGTCATTGCCAGCCTGAACGATCAGCTCAGCAACTGGCGCGGCACACCTTATCGCTACGGCGGCATGAGCCGGGGCGGGGTGGATTGCTCGGGATTCGTACTGATGACCTTCCGCGATAAATTTGACCTCCAGCTTCCGCGTGAAACGCGTATGCAGGCGAAAATCGGCACTGAAATTGATAAAGACGAGCTCCTGCCCGGCGATCTGGTCTTTTTTAAAACGGGCTCCGGAGAAAACGGCCTTCATGTCGGCATCTATGATACCGATAATCAGTTCATTCATGCCTCGACCAGTCGTGGCGTGATGCGCTCCTCTCTGGATAATGTTTACTGGCGTAAAAACTTCTGGCAGGCCAGACGTATTTAACCGCTGCATAAAAATGCAGTGCGGAGGGCCTGGCGGTGAAAATAGACGTCAGGCTTTTCTTGCGGGTTGATTAAAGTTAAATTTTTGCCCAATTATTTATGTCCGCATGTGCCTGTTTTATCTAAAACTGGCTATTATTCAATAACCAGGATAAAATTAATTTAGATTCAGGGAAAAATCTGAAAATTAATACGGAAAGAATGAAATTAATCTTATTAAAATCAAGACAGTGGAATTGTGCCTGCAATTGCTCCAGGATGTTCTCTCTCATCTTTAATGCAGGACAAGCGCGATGATTATTACGCTAGATAATGCTTACCAGTCTGAACTTTTACTCCTTCCGGCGCGTGATAGTGCAGGTTTGCTTAAAGGTTTAGAGATTTTGGTTAACTTTACTGGCGTGGGTGCGGACGTACGGATCCCGACTGAACTGGTTATCCCACATCTTTCTCAGGAAGATGAATTAGCGCTGTTTCAGGAGAAACTGCAATTACTCGATACCTGTAAGCTATTTTTTATTCAGCATCAGTTAATTGCATGGATCAATATTACACCTGCAATTGTTGAGTTTTTATTAACTAATGAGAACGCTGTTTCAATCCTTGAGCGATATCCGTTTCTTGAGTTTACCGTTAATGAGAACTATCCAGGTTTAAATAACGGGAAAGACGATCCCTGTCTGGCAAGAATGGCGATCCATTTCCCCTTAGTACTGGCTAACTTTGGTGCAGGGGCATCTTCCCTTAAACCGGTTTATGATGGTCTGTTCAAACGGGTGATTCTGGATAAAAACTTTATCCAGCAGCGCGCGTCGGCACTCTCGTTTGAGCCTTTTATGCGCGCCATTCTCTGGCAGATCGCGCCGCATTGTCAGTCGGTCATGGTCTCGGGAATTGACGATCACGGCATCTTAGAACGCGTGCTGCCCTTCAATTTCGGTGCAATGCAGGGAAGCCTGTGGCCTGCCGTCCCGGCAGAGCGGGTCACGACTCTCGTTCAGCAATAACCCCTTTCTTCGCCCGTGTTTACGTCCAGGGAAACCCTCTACACTTAAAGCAGGAGGACTTATGACCCTGTCTTTTACTGCTCACTGGCACGATGAATTACCCGGCTTTTACACCGCGCTTAAGCCAACGCCATTACAGAACGCGCGTCTTATCTGGCATAACGATGCATTAGCGGATTCGCTTGGCATCCCTTCGACGCTTTTTCAGCCAGAAAAAGGCGCCGGCGTCTGGGGCGGCGAAACGCTGCTCCCGGGCATGAAGCCGCTGGCTCAGGTCTACAGCGGACATCAGTTTGGCGTCTGGGCGGGACAGCTCGGCGATGGCCGCGGCATCCTGCTGGGTGAACAGCTTCTGCCGAATGGCGAAACGCTCGACTGGCACCTGAAAGGGGCAGGGCTAACCCCGTACTCACGCATGGGGGATGGCCGCGCGGTGCTGCGTTCAACCATCCGTGAAGGTCTGGCTTCCGAGGCGATGCATGCCCTGGGGATCCCTACCTCACGCGCGCTGTCCATTGTCACCAGCGACACGCCGGTGGCCCGTGAAACGATGGAGCAGGGAGCGATGCTGGTCCGCGTTGCGGAAAGCCATCTGCGTTTCGGTCATTTTGAACACTTCTACTATCGCCGCGAGCCGGATAAGGTCCGCCAGCTTGCCGATTACGCCCTTCGCCGTCACTGGCCGCACCTGCAAAACGAGCCGGACCGCTATGTTCTCTGGTTCCGGGATATTGTCGCGCGCACTGCCGCAATGATTGCCCGCTGGCAGGCCGTCGGCTTTGCCCACGGGGTGATGAATACCGACAACATGTCCCTGTTAGGGCTGACGTTTGACTACGGTCCGTACGGCTTCCTTGATGACTATCAGCCGGGTTACATCTGTAACCATTCGGACTATCAGGGGCGTTACCGTTTCGACAACCAGCCTGCGGTGGGGCTGTGGAACCTTCAGCGGCTTGCGCAAAGCCTGTCGCCGTTTATCGACGTCGATGCCCTGAACGATGCGCTGGACAGCTATCAGGAGATCCTGCTGCGAGAATATGGTGTGTTAATGCGCAACAAGCTGGGGCTGATGACGCAGGAAAAAGGCGATAACGCGCTGTTGAATGGGCTGTTTGCCATCATGGTGCGTGAAGGCAGCGACTATACCCGAACCTTCCGTATGCTGAGCCAGACCGCGCAGCAGAGCGCCGCGTCACCGCTGCGCGACGAGTTCATCGATCGTCAGGCGTTTGATGACTGGTTTGCCGTTTACCGGACGCGTTTACAGCAGGAACAGATTGATGACGATACCCGCCAGACGCGGATGAAGGCGGTTAACCCGGCGATGGTGTTGCGCAACTGGCTGGCGCAGCGGGCCATTGAGCAGGCAGAGCAGGGGGATTATACCGAGCTGCATCGGCTGCATATCGCCCTGCGCACGCCGTTTGCCGACCGGGAGGATGACTATGTCAGCCGCCCGCCGGACTGGGGCAAGCGGCTGGAAGTGAGCTGCTCAAGCTAAGGGGCGAGAAAAACCTGCGGTGCGGCGTGCGCCGGATGTCTGCCGACGTGCACCTGCGCACCGTACCAGTGTGCCAGCGCGTCGGCCTGCAAAACCGTCTCCGGTATGCCCTGAGAAACAATCCTGCCGTTGTGTAACAGCAGGATCCGGTCCGACCATAATGCGGCAAGATTGAGATCGTGCAGCACCACGCAGGCGTGAAGATGGCCCTGACGGGTCAGCGATTTCAACAGGCGCAGCAGATGCTGCTGGTGGTAGAGATCCAGCGCTGAAGTGGGTTCGTCGAGAAACAGCCAGCCGCGCGGCGTTCCGTCACGCCACAGCTGCGCCAGCGCGCGGGCGAGCTGGACGCGCTGCTGCTCGCCGCCGGAGAGGGCATGATAACGCCTGCCGGCCAGCGGCAGGCAACCGGTCAGCTGCAACACCTCACGCACAATCGACGGTTCCGGGTGACGCGTCCAGGGCGCACGCCCCATTCCAACGATCTCCTCCACCTGCCAGTCAAATCCAGGCTGAGACTGCTGGCGCATCACTGCCCGATAGCGGGACAGCATCTGCGGATGCCATTCCTCCAGCGCTTTTCCCGCCAGCGAACAGCCGCCGCTGTGGGGTTTCAGGTAGCCGGTCAGCAGCCGCAGCAGCGTGGATTTCCCCGCGCCGTTGGGGCCGATCAATGTAACCAGCTCTCCCTGCGATAGTGACAGCGAAACGTTATCTGTCAGCGTGCGGCCAGACCGGGTAAAAGTAAGATTTTCAGCCGTATAACGTTCAGCCATGCTGTTCTCCACGACGAAAAATGAGCCATAAGAACCAGGGAGCGCCAAGGATACTGGTGAGCAGGCCGACCGGCATTTCTGCCGGAGCGACCAGGGTGCGCGCGACCGTATCCGCCACCAGCAGCAGTAATGCGCCCGCGAGTACCGTGCCGGGGAGGGTTGCCCGGTGATCGGCGCCCAGCCACATGCGCATCAGGTGCGGCACCACGAGTCCGACAAAGCCAATCACGCCGCTGACGGCGACAGCCGCAGCGACCAGCAGGGCGCTGCATAACAGTAATATTCGCTGTACAAGGGCAACGTCCACGCCAAGGTAATGCGCTTCCTCCTCACCCAGTTGCAGTAAATTTAATGCGCTGGCACAACGCCAGATCGCCAGAACGGCAGGCACCATCAGCGAGGTCACGGCGAGCAGCGTTGACCACTGTGCCTGACCAAGACTTCCCATTCCCCAGAGTGAAAGCTGACGCAGCTGGGCGTCATTGCTGACCCACGAAAGCACACCCACTGCCGCACCGCACAGGGCATTGATGGCGATACCCACCAGCAACAGACGAGACAGAGAGGGGTCACGCTGCTTGCTGAGCAGGAAGATCACGCCAGTGGCTGCCAGCGCCCCAAGAAATGCCGCCAGCATAGGGGCGTAAAGCATCACCAGCGCGGGCAGCGAGAGCGGGAGCACCACCCACAGGGCGACGGCCAGCGCCGCACCGCTGCTGATCCCGAGCAGGCCCGGGTCGGCCAGTGGATTGCGGAACAGCCCCTGCATGACGCAGCCGGCGAGCGCCAGCGACCCGCCAATCACCAGCGCCAGCAGCACGCGGGGCAGACGGATGGTAAGCCAGATCTGGCGTAGCGTCTCATCGCTGCCGCTCCACAGCACGTTCACCGGCAGGCGTAACGCCCCAAAACC